ACGGCTAAAATGGCTGGCAAACCATTTCTTAGACCCGCTATGGAATCAGAGGCTCAGACTACGGTAAGCAGTTTGGCTGGATCATTAAAAGCAGAGTTGGAAAAATACAAAGCAAAACAATCTAAAAAAGGATAAAACATGACACAACTATCACAGGCTTTCGGCAAAAAATTTGACAAAGATACTGTAAGAATTAAATCGTTTGAATATGGCGGGCATACGTTTAAAGTAAAACTCCCATTAACATCCGAATACGATGCGATTATTCAGCAAGCCAATGTACCTAATGAAGAATTGCTTGAGAAGTATTACAGCAATCTATCAAAAGATTTTTTAGAAAAAAAAGAAGAATTTTCTACCAATAAAAGTGTAGAATTTTTAGACAATGACATTCTAGTAGAGAAAAAAAGCCTACGGGAAGCGGCTAAAAATAAGGTGCTGACTGAGCAACGGATTTTGGCTTTAATTAAGTTATTAGTACCCGAAGAAAAAGATTTTGTAATGGATTCAATAACTTACGAGATGGTCGAAGAACTTTTCCCATTCTCAGTTCAGCTAGAAATCATTGATTTAATCTCGGATTCTATTAGCCCCAACTACAAAGATCAGCGGGGAAAGTAGTTAGGTCAGTCCGTAGGCAAGTTAGGGCGTATTTAACTGCTCATGGTACTGACCCAGATTTAGTCGATCAAGAAACCTTTAATGACATTGCCATTATGTTTTCGGATGGGGTAATTGGAAACTTAGGAATACTGCAAATATTGGGCAGTCATACGGCTGGGTATTTTAATTCGATGTTGCCAAAGGGCAAGCAACCGTATAAACTAAAGGACATAATTCCTAGTCAATACGACTATTTGTACCCGCCATTAACAGAACAAGATAAGAAGGAGCAGGCAAATTCGGCATTGCTAAATTTTGTTAAAACTAAACCAAACGCACCCCAAAAAATATTTGGAGAAAACTAAATGGCACAAAACATAGCACGATTAGGGGTCGTTTTAGGAATAGATACTGCTCAATTCACTACTGGCTTACAACAAGCCAAAAAATCATTAAGTCAATTAGGCGATTACGCCACAAAAGCAAGCGCAGTTGCGGCGGCGGCATTTACCGCAATGACCTACAAGGCAATGCAATTTTCTGACGAAATGTCAGATTTGGCTGATGCCACAGGCGTAAGTATTGGCAAAGTATTACAACTGTCTAATGCGTCACAGCGGGCTGGCGGCACTTTTGAGGGCGGTAGTCGAGCACTCACCAAGTTTATAGCCAACATTGATGCCGCCGCTAGTGGTGGCGAAGAAATGCAAAAGAGCTTTGCAAAGGCTGGCGTATCTTTAGATGATTTAGCCAATTTATCAGTAGAACAACTGCTGAATAAAACCAGCCAAGGCATTGCAAACATAGGCGATAAAGCCACGCAATCGGGCGCAAAAATGGACTTGTTTGGCAAGTCATTGCGCACCGTTGACATGAATATATTTAATCAATATATCCAGCAAGGCACAGAAGAATTTGACAAATACGAAGCCGCTATTAAAAATGCCGCAGACTTGATGGATCAGTTTGAGCAAATATCAAATAAATTAAGTTTGACATTTATTGAAAAAATTATACCTTCATTAAATTACTTTTTTGAAACCGTTGGCAAAGAGGGCAGTAGCGCCTTTACTGTATTTAATGGGATATTAGATGGCACGGCTTGGACAATCAAAAATTTAACATTAGGCATAGAAGCGTTAAGCGCTGGGTTTAAGACGTTATCCGTAAGTGCTAAAGCATTTTTTGGCGTTATTTCTGAGGATGACGCTTGGAAGCAGATGGTTAATATTGAGAACGCTTTAAATAAAGCTAGAAGACAATATTTTGAATTAGAAAAAGAAACAAAAAAATCAAGCACATCCGTTATTGATACCCCGCAAAAAAGAAAGATTGAGCTAAGTTCGGAAGCAAAAAAAGAAGCAGAAAAGCAAGCGGAAATGTTAAAAGTAGCTAAATTAATTAGCGAAGAATATAACCGCCAGCAAGTTTACGCATTGCAACAATTAGGCATTCGTGAACAAATGATTGGAATGACCAATGATGAGCGGCGCTTGCAAGAAGCCATTAATCAGGTGACTAACGAAACAAGCAGAAAAATTGATGAGATAACTAAAAAGCGTGAAGATGCGGCGGGGCGTGGCGCTAATGCAACGGTTATAGCTGAGTATGACAAACAAATTGCTAAAGTTCGTGAGCTAGAAAATATATATATAGAGGCAACAAAAAACCTTACATCCGCTTCTATTGCATCGCAAAGAACGTTTGAGTTTGGGTGGAATAGAGCTTTTGCTCAATTTGCAGAAGACGCTTATAACTACGCCACTATTGCTGAGCAATCATTTAAATCAATTACAGGCAATATGCTTTCAGCATTAGATAACTTTATTGATACAGGCAAAGTTAATTTTTCTAACTTTGCGTCTAGCATTATTAAGGATTTAATTAAAATTCAAGTAAGAGCTCAAGCAATGCAGTTGTTTAGCTCGGCTCTTGGTATGTTTGGTGGTGGCGGGGCATCCGCTGGAACGCACGGTATGTCAACAGGAACATTTAGTGGTTCGGCATTCCAATTACCAGCAAGGGCGGCTGGCGGCTTGGTGTCGCAAAATAACGCATATATGGTTGGCGAAAATGGTCCTGAGATTTTTATTCCACAAAGAAGCGGGGCTGTAATACCAAACCAACAAATATCTAATATGGGCAATAATCAGCCGCAGGTTGTTTACAATGGACCAGTAATTCAAAATATGTCTGCAATTGATACGCAATCAGGTATTCAATTCTTAGCTAAAAATAAAATGACGATTTGGAGCATGAATCAATCTGCTAATCGTTCAATTCCCGCAGGAAGATAATTATGAGTTTGAGTCTAATACTAGCAAACAGCGAATCCGTTGGTATCAATGACCAGCGTTTTGTAGGTCAAGTTGTAAGCCGAAACCAGCGCATTAGCACAAGTGAGATATTGACCGTTGTGCCTTTTGCATTTGAAATGAAGCCGATGAATTATTTGCTTTATAGCAAAAGTAGAGCATTGTTAAATTCATTGCGTATTCCTGATAAAGCATTGCAACAATATTTAAATTTTAGTACTACTGGCTGGATAAATTACATTGCATATCAAGGCGATATGACATCAGGGCAAATAACCGCTTGCCAATGGCAAACAAGTTCATTAAATAAAAATTTAGTATTAGGTAATTTGCCAACGATTAGTTCAAATGCATTTATAGTAAAAGCAGGTGATTTTTGCCAAGTAGGATTGTATGCGTATATTGCAACTGCTGATGTATTGCGTGGTAGTGCTTCTACAGTAAACATACCAGTGCATCGCAATTTAATTACTGCCGTTACAAGTCCTATAAATGCAGTTATTGGGCAATACGGAACAACTGTAAGTATGGGCGGTAATACTTATACTGGCACTACTTTTCAAGTGGTATTACGAGATTATCCAACATACACTTTAATTCCTATGACTAATGATTCTTTTATTGAATGGTCAGGAACATTTAAAGCGTTTGAAAGCGTACTATGAATATAATAACACCCGTAGAAAACACCAATAACATCCGCTATGCTGATTTTGTTCGTGTTACCACACCAAGTGACACATATCGTTTTGCTACCACTCCTGCGCCAATTACTGTACCAGCCGTTGATTCTGAACCGTTTAATGCGGTAGGCGTATTAATGAAAGTCGGCGATACGCAACGGGACATTAAATCAACAGCCAATGAAACCACATTTACTTTGGTTGGTATTGATAGTGCTATGCTTGGCTGGGTATTAGGCAATCAAATTAAAGGGTCGCAGATTGAGGCTTGGAAAGGGTTTTTCAACACGGATGGCGCATTAATTACAACAGGCGGCACAGGCGGCTTGTATCAGTTTTTTAACGGCTATATCAATTCGTTTTCTATACAAGAGGAATGGATGGAAGAGTTGCGGCAGTTTGTAGGCGTGATTAGCGTAGCCGCTTCATCTATTCAGCTAATACTTAAAAATAGAACTGCTGGCAGGTATACAAATGATAACAACTGGCAATTTTTTGCGCCAAACGATACCAGCATGAACCGTGTACCGTTCATTACTAATATTAATTACAACTTTGGTAAGGATGCGCCTGCAAACTCATGATAAGACAAGCTACAAGACAAGATAAGCAACAAATAATTAGGATGATGAAGCTATTTAGGGCTGAAAGTAATATTGTGCAATACCAAGGTTTAGATAATGAGCCTTATTGGAATAGTCTGTTAGACACAATATTGGCTGGGGCTGGCATCATATATCTTGAAGATGATGTTGGTTTGATTATGGCTTTAATTACACCGACAGTATGGTGCAACAAGACATTGTTTATGCAAGAGTTGGCGTGGTATGTAATACCCGAAAAGCGTAATACAAGTATTGGGTACAGGTTGTTAAAAAAGTATGTAGAGTATGGCAACAAATTAAAGCAGGAAGGGCGTATTGCGCTGTTTGGTATGACTAAAATGGTTACAAGCCCCGATATAAAATATGGCAAGTTTGGCTTTTCCAAACTAGAGGAAAACTGGATTCAATGATGATTAGAATTTGGCTTGCGTTGTTTTTATTAACGCTGACTACATATACTTATGCGGCTGGAACGCTTATTGTTACTGCAATAGCTGGAGCGGCTTTTGCAACTACGGCTACAGGTATAGCAATAGCAATGGCTATTAATATGGTTGTAGCGTTAGTTGTGTCTAAAGCATTTAATAATCAACCATCATTTGATGCTAACGGCTCTTTATCAGGCTCAAGCCCAAATCCAGGAAATCGTCAGCAAGTGCCACCAGCTACAGACAATAAATTGCCTGTTGTGTACGGAACTGCGTTTGTAGGCGGGACTATTACCGACTTGTCTATTAGTAGCAACAATCAAGAGTTGTATTATGTGTTGTCTATTTGCGAAGTAACAAACACTAACGCAGGACAAACAGCAGATACTATTACTTTTGGAGATGTATATTACGGCGGGAAAAAGGTAATATTTGCTGATTCTACAAGTCCTAATGTAACGGGATTACTTGATGAATCTACAGGCGTTACTGATACAACTATTGCTGGCAAGATACAAATTTTTATGTATCGTAATGGTTCTAATACGCCAGTCAGAGGAACTCAAACCGCAATACAAGTAATGCAAACTAGCGGCTTGGTATATACATGGGATTCTACTAAGTTAATGACTAATTGCGCTTTTGCAATCCTTCATTTGTCGTATAGCCAATCAGCCAATATTCGTGGAATTGAAACCACTAAATTCCAAGTAACAAACAGCCGCACTAATACAGGGGCTTGTTTTAATGATTACTTGGTTAATACAAGATACGGATGTGCTATTGACCCTAGCCAAATTGATGTAACAAGCCTTAACGCATTAACGACATACAGCAACGGCTCTTTTTCTTATTTTGCGCCTGACGGGATTACGCCACTTACTCAACCAAGATTTAGATTTAATGGCACATTAGACACAAACCGTACAGTCATGCAAAATCTTCAAGACATGGCAAGCTGTTGCGATTGCTTGATTAAATACAACGAGATTACAGCGCAATGGGGCGTGATAGTTCAAAGCCCTACATATACAGCCGTAATGGATATTAACGATAGCAATATGATTTCTGCTATCCAAATTACTCCAATGGATATTGCATCTTCCTACAATGTAATAGAAGTCAAGTTTCCTGATATTAGTAATCAAGATGCGTTTAATTCTGCTACCTTTGACCTTGCGGCTATTGCACCTAGTCTGTTATATCCAAACGAGCCAGTCAATAAAATGTCGGTCAGTTTGCCGCTTACTAACAACAGCGTAACAGCCCAATACCTTGCCAATAGAATGCTTAAAGGCGGCAGGGAAGATTTGCAGGTACAAGTATCAGTAAATTTTGTAGGCGTACAGTTGGATGCTGGCGATATTGTTACTCTGACAAACGCCAATTATGGCTGGGTTGCTAAACCATTCCGCATTAATAAAATAGTGCAACAGTTTAATGATGACGGCGCAATATCTGTACAGCTTAATATGTCTGAATACAATGCAACCGTTTATGATGATGTAAGTATTACAGAATTTCAGCCAGCGCCAAATACTGGTATTGGTGACCCAACATTTTTTGGCATTCCTGTTGCTCCTGTTGTAACAGGACAATATCCAACCGCTTTAAATCCATATTTTGTTGTGCAAGTAACAACATCGCCTGCTGGTATTACTCAATACGCAGAAGTTTGGTATTCAGCTTTTTCTAATCCATTGCAAGAGCAAATGTATTTTGCAGGTACAAGCGAAGTACAATCAAATGGTACGCCTTGGGAAAACAGCTTTTTACTTCCGTTAATTACGCTAAATAACATTCCTGCTGGCAACTGGTACATATTTAGCCGTATGGTTAATAGCCTTGCTAGTTCATCATATAGCCCAGCTAGCGAATTGTTTCAATGGCGACCAACCACATTCCAATATATTGAAAAATACCTTGCTATTGCTTACGGCACAAGTTTGACTGGAACAGATTTTAGTCTTAACCCAAGAAATAAAACACATTATGGTTTAGCTAATCAAAATAGTACCTCTATAAGTACAAACCCAGCAAATTACACATGGTATGACGCAGTTCCCGATTTTGGTACATCTAATTTTCCTTTGTACGCAAACCGTACTGGTAGAAAATTTAGTTTTGCTACTGGATTTGCCGATTATGCGGCAGGTACAGCTAGGTTTACGCCTACACAAATATTATTGTATGACCCATCCTTATGGTCAGCATTACCTGACGGCACTAATATTATTGATTTGGACCAACGCACAGGGCAACTATTACAAACTGGTACAACTACCGTTGGTACTGGTCAAGTAGCTATTACAAACAACACAGACGGTAATATTATTGCTTCATTGCAACAATATTTGGATTTTGGCGGCGCATACACCAAAACTTCTTCTGTTGCTACATTAACTATTGATATTTACGGGCGTGTAGTAGGATTTGACACCCCTGATAATTTTAACTATACAGAACAAAACTTTACAGCTACAAGCGGTCAGACCGTTTTTAGCGTAACAAGGGGTACTGGCTATATTTCAGGGCAATGTTGGGTATTCAGAAACGGCATTAAATTACTTCCAAGTGAATTTACAGATACAGGCGGCACAACGGGTACTGTTACATTAGTAAACGGCGCAGTAGCGGATGATTTTATAGCAATCATTTCATTCAAATCTGTTAATTCTACAAGCGGTGTTTACACATCATTTACAAGCAATAATGTTACTTTGACAAATCAAGGAAGCTATACGGCATCAGGGTTTACCCTTGCGGATGGATTTGAACTGTTGTTTTTAAACGGAACAATAGTAAATTCACAAGATTACAATTTAAGTGGTCAAACTATTACATTTACTGATAATGTAAGCGGAATATTAGAGATAATTCAATGGTCACCTAATAACTTGGGCGTTGCTAACGGCACACCAGTTAATGTGGATGCGTTTACTATTATTGGACAAACTATTTATCCATTCAGTTATAATAGCTTGGCTTTTAATCTATATAGTAATGGCATTCATTTGCGAGAAGCTGTAGACTTTACGACTGGCACAGGAACATATACACTTCAATATATACCTGACAACAATTTTACTATTATGACACAACAAACTTTTGCTAGAACTGGAGCAGTCTAATGACACAAGCACTAAATCTTGCTTTATTTGCTAATTTTTTAAACGCAAGCGGTCAAGTATCTGCTTCGGGATTACAAGCGGGTATTGCAATTCCATCAGGAACTTTAATGTTGTTTCAACAAACTGCCGCACCAACTGGCTGGACAAAGCAAACAACACATGATAACAAAGCATTACGAGTAGTAAGCGGAACGGCAGGAAGTGGCGGTACAACTGCTTTTACAACTGTTTTTTCAAATCAAACTCCTACTATTACAACTAGCGGATTAAGTGCTGGAGCAACAACTTTAAGTACGGCGCAGATGCCAAGTCATAATCACGATTGTACGATTGGAATTAGTAGCGGATATAACGGCAGTGTTGTTGTGGCAAGATATGAAGGCGTTAGTCAATATGTTGGATTACCAGTTTCATCTACTGGCGGCAATGGCTCGCATTCTCACTCAATTTCTGGCTCAGCAACATCTTCAGCAATTACGCTTAATGTTCAATATGTTGATTTGATTATTGCAAGTAAAACATAATGAAGATTGAAGCTAAATCTAATTGCCCTCTTGATAATTTTAATCCCTGCAAAGAATTAGAATGTGCATGGTTTATGAAAATAAGAGGTAAAGACCCGCAAACAAGCAATGAAATTGAAGAATGGGGATGTTCTATGGCGTGGTTGCCAATTTTAATGATTGAAAATAGTCAGCAACAACGACAAACTGGTGCGGCAGTAGAATCATTTAGAAATGAAATGGTCAAATCTAATGAAGTAGGTCAAAAAGTATTATTAGCAACCGCTGGTATTAAAAATATTCAACAAGATTTTATATTGGAGAAGTAAATGAAACTTACTATTATTCCCATTGATTCTTTTGTAGCTGTAGACGGTAACGGCTTACATCAACCTTTAGATATTTCTAATTGCGGAATACCTACCCATGTTCATGCGTTGCAGTGGCTTGAAACAAAAGGCTGGATTGAGTTTGATGATTCACAAGACCCTTTTAGCCCAAAACTTCCAAATGAAATTATTGAATCTTTACCTGAATGGGCTTTAGCTTGTGTTGCCGTTTGGGAATCATGGACGCCTCCAGTTGCGCTTGAACCAGAACTTGAAATTCCTATTACAACAATATAAATAATGAATTTTTTTAATTATTTATTGCCTATAAAAACATGGGCAGACAATAATTATTGTTATTTTAAAAAAAATGGTTACGGAAGGCAATTCGGAGTTTTAGAAAAATTTGACGATGTTCCTGATGAAATTTGGCAAATAAAAAATAAAATTGTTGATTTTTATGGGCTTCATAACAAAAAACAAGAACCGTTGTATAAAGATTATTGTGGTTATATTACAAACGGTGGCGCAATACATAAACACACCGACCCAAATGAAGGCAATTTAATTCATGCTCGTTACAATGTAATGGTTTCTAAACCTTTTAACGGCGGTGAACCAATACAAAATGGTTTTGTGTTAAAGGTTGAAGAAGGTGATGTTTGGAAATGTCTTGCTGGTAGAGATACGCATTGGTGTAATACTGTACTCGGAAACAAACCTAGAATTGTTTTATCTTTTGGATTTTTAATATGACATTCCCAAAAATTAATATTGGTTGCGTAGCAAATTTGTATTCAAGAATGATGCATTTTGAAAAAGCTGGTGATATTGAGCGTGGTCATACACATCCTTTTGACCATTTAACTTTGTTGGCAAGCGGTAAATTACAGGTCAAAGTTGATGACAAAATAACTGTGTTTACCGCACCTCACATGATTTATATACACAAAGACAAAAATCATGAATTAGTTGCGCTGGAAGATAACACTGTAGCTTATTGTATTCATGCTTTAAGAGATGGAAATGGCGTAGATGACATTCTTGACCCAGCTATGATTCCTGATGGTTTAAAAGGATATATGGTTGCAAAACCTGTATCAAATTGAATAAATTTAATTTACAATGTAAAAAAACAAGACAATACATGATTCGTGGGTAAGTGGAGTGCCGCTTCCCAAATACCGAGAATTGGAGAAATCATGGCAGTCTTTAACAAAAACACGCTTACTCAGATAAGCGGGTTTGACAATCAAATTATTGCTGGCGAATTAGTTTGGGAACAGAACACTTTTTGGAATCTGACTTTAAACGATGCTGACGGCAACCCTCTAGATTTAACCTACGCATCTATTGATGCACAAATTATTCGCAGAACTCTTACTAATGTAAAAGATTCTCGTTATGGTCTGACATTTGATATAGGCGATTACACGCCTACGCCTACCGCAATACCATTGACTATTGAAAACAAAGATAATTTAACTGGCACTTTTACGCTTGTTATTGAAGATAACGCTTGGGGCTTAATAGCAAATCAGCCTGAGCTAGACATTAATAACATAAACGGTGCTGGATTTTCAGGGCGTATCAAAATTAGCTTTCCGTCAATCGGGTCTACTCCAGCAAATGACATAATTATTTTCTTGTTGTTTATTGTGCGCTCTGACGCAATTATTAATGTTTAGGACTTATCATGCCATTTGAATACGACAAAGCACAGCAAGTAACTTTAATTCTTAATCAGGGCGTTATTGGTCCTACTGGTCCAGCAGGTACAGCAGGAGGTCCAACAGGCGCAAGAGGTCCAACTGGTATAGCTGGTACTACTGGTCCAACAGGCGGCACAGGTCCGACTGGTCCAACTGGTGCGGCATCAACCGCCGTTGGTCCAACTGGAGCAACTGGTCCGACAGGTTTACAAGGCGTTCAAGGTATTAATGGTCCAACTGGTCCGCAAGGTATTCAGGGTCAGCAAGGTAATGCTGGACCAACGGGTGCTACTGGCGCTCCATCAACTGTTCAAGGTCCTACAGGTCCTACGGGAACTCAAGGTATACAAGGAAATGAAGGACCAACTGGTCCACAAGGTATTCAAGGTTTACAGGGAAACCAAGGCAATACAGGTCCCACAGGAGCTACTGGTCCAACTGGTGCTGATTCTAATGTTCAAGGTCCGACTGGTCCTACTGGCTCACAGGGAATTCAAGGAAACGCTGGTCCTACTGGTGCACAAGGAATTCAAGGAATTCAAGGAATACAAGGCGATACTGGAGCAACTGGTCCAACAGGAGCAACGGGTTCTGCATCTACTGTTGCTGGTCCTACGGGCGCAACTGGAAATACTGGTCCTACTGGTGCACAAGGCATACAAGGTGAACAAGGCGTTCAAGGTTTACAAGGTCCTACAGGTCCTACGGGAGCGCAAGGAAATACAGGCGCAACTGGTCCTACGGGTGCTGATTCAACGGTAGTTGGTCCGACTGGAGCAGTTGGTCCTACGGGCGCACAAGGAAATCAAGGTATTCAGGGGATAGAAGGTCCAACAGGTCCGCAAGGCGTACAAGGCGAACAAGGTTTTGTAGGTCCAACAGGAGCGCAAGGATTACAAGGCGTAACTGGTCCAACTGGTCCTACAGGTTCGCAAGGTATACAAGGTAATAGTATTACTGGTCCGACTGGTCCGACTGGCGCACAGGGTCCTATTGGAACTGGCGGTACGGTTGCGTATTGGGGCGGTTTTATTGATAATACTAATCAAACTATTGCTAGCACAACAACTGCGTATGCAATTAATTTAAATACTACCGACCCTGATAGTAATGGAGTAAGCGTTGTAAGCGGTAATAGAATTACATACGCACATAATGGCGTATATAACTTTACTTATTCTTTGCAAATTGTAAACACTTCAAACGATGCGGTAGATGCAAGAGTTTGGATTAGAAAAAACGGCACAGATGTAAGCGATTCAGCATCATTGTTTGCTGTAACTCCTTCACGGGCTGGCTTTGATGGTAACTTTATTGCGGTATGCAATTACACTTTTGAAGTAACTGCTGGCGATTATATTCAGTTATATTGGCAAGCAGAAGCAACAACTGTTGCATTAACAACTATTGCAAGCGGCACTACGCCAACAACTCCAATTTCTCCAGCCGTAATTGTTACTACCCAACAAGTAACTTATACACAGCTTGGACCAACAGGACCACAAGGCGATACTGGTATAGCTGGTCCTACTGGACCTACAGGAGCGCAAGGTATTCAAGGCGTTGTTGGTCCTACTGGAGCGCAGGGTATACAGGGCAATGTCGGACCTACTGGACCACAAGGCATTCAAGGCATCCAAGGTGAACAAGGTTTACAAGGAATTGTAGGACCTACTGGTTCGCAAGGAATTACTGGACCTACTGGACCAACAGGTGCAACAGGCGCAGATTCTACAGTTGTCGGACCTACAGGACCTACAGGTTTACAGGGTGTACAAGGCATTGAAGGTCCAACAGGACCACAAGGAATTCAGGGAATTCAAGGCAACCAAGGAATTCAAGGGGTTGTAGGACCGACTGGTCCGACTGGCGCACAGGGCATCCAAGGAATACAGGGCGTTATTGGACCAACAGGTCCAACAGGACCGCAGGGTATTCAAGGTATACAAGGTATTCAAGGTATTGTTGGACCGACTGGACCAACTGGTGCTACTGGTTTGACTGGTAATACTGGACCAACTGGACCGCAAGGCGCACAAGGTATACAGGGAATTGTTGGTCCTACAGGACCTACGGGCGCACAAGGAATTCAGGGTATTCAGGGCGTTCAAGGTGTTGCAGGACCTACTGGACCTACTGGCTCAACTGGCGCAACAGGTGCGGCTGGTCCTACTGGACCACAAGGCATTCAAGGGGTTACTGGACCAACTGGTCCTCAAGGAATACAGGGTATTCAAGGCGTGCAAGGCGTTGGTGGACCAACTGGTCCGCAAGGTAGTGTTGGACCAGCAGGACCAACTGTATATCCAGCATCAGGCGTTGCTGTTTCTACTGGCTCAGCTTGGGGTACATCATTAGTAGCCGCAACTGCTAACACTGTATCTGCTTTAGTTCAGCGTGATGGTAGCGGTAACTTTAGTGCGGGAACAATTACTGCAACATTAAGTGGTAACGCTACAACTGCCACAACTGCAACTTCTGCTAATGGCGTTGCCGCAGGTGTTGTAGCAGGTAAAACAATTTATGATTCATTTGTTGCTACGGCATCACAAACAACATTTTCAACATCTACTACTTACATAGCAAACAAAATAATGGTGTTTTGTAATGGAATAGAAATGGTTGGCGGTGGTGCAGATGTAACTATTTCAAACGGCACAACTATTGTATTTACATCAGGTTTGCCTGTTAGCACAAGAGTAGAAGCAGTTTATACAATTTAATTAAATAGGATAAGACATGAAAATAGCGGTATATGCAATATCAAAAAACGAAGAACAATTTGTAAAACGATTCTGTGAGTCCGCTAAAGATGCCGATATGGTATTAATAGCGGACACAGGCTCAACCGATAACACGGTAGCGGAAGCTAAAAAATATGGTGCGGTTACTCATAATATCGTGGTTAGTCCTTGGCGTTTTGATATTGCTAGGGATGTTGCTCTCTGCTTATTACCTGCGGACATAGATGTTTGTATTAGCCTAGACCTTGATGAAGAATTACAAGAAGGTTGGCGTGAGGAAATTGAGCGTGTATGGCAAGAAAACACTACTCGTCTTAGATACAAATTTGATTGGGGGCAAGGGATTGCATTTTTCTATGAAAAAATACATCACAGAAAAGGCTACCATTGGCATCATCCTTGTCATGAATATCCCGTTCCTGACATTCGGACTAATGAGGTTTGGGCGCATACTGACAAATTGCTGGTTGTTCATAAGCCCGACCCCACCAAAAGCCGAGGGCAATATCTTGACCTGTTAGAAGTGTCAATTAAAGAAGACCCCCGTTGCCCTAGAAATGCTTTTTATTACGCTCGTGAACTTACTTTTTACAATAAACATTTAGATGCTATTGTGGCTTTGAATAAATATTTAGAAATGCCTGAAGCCACATGGCAAAATGAACGCTGTTATGCCATGCGTTTGCTGGGGAAAACCTATGACGCTATGAATCAAGACGGTAGAGATTGGTTTAGAAAGGCTTGTATTGAAGCACCTAATACTCGTGAGCCTTGGGTAGAACTTGCTCAGTCATGCTACGCCAAACAACAATGGCAAGAGTGCTATGATTCGTGTAAACGGGCGCTAGAAATCAAAGATAAAGCCCTTGTATACACGATGAACCCCGAAGTATGGGGTGCTTTGCCACATGACTTATTGGCTATTTCAGCGTATCATTTAGGCAACAAACAAGACTCCATAGAACACGGCAAGATAGCAG